ATAGTAGTTAAAATAAAACTCTTTTCTATATTTGGAAATGTACCTTTATTTATAGTAACTGTCCCATTTCTACCTTCTATACTTATTTCTTCATATTCTTCTTCTGACAACACTTCTGGAGGGCCTTCAACAACTATTATTTCTAATTCTTCTGAACAAATATTATTAAATATTAATTTTTTTTCCATTTTACCCCTCCTTCTTATTTAGTATTTTAATTTCATATTTCTAGTTGTATTATAATCATCTAATTCATCTTGATTTGGTGCTACTGCAGTTCTAGTAAATTCTCTACCATCTATATCTAATTTAAGTTCTAAGTTTGAAACTATATTTGATAACCTTCTGACTTCACTTGCTGTATTATCTTCACTAATAAATTTATCTAATTTTGAATCTAAATAATTATAAAAGTTATCTAGTGGTAAAATTGCTTCCATTTCGTTATGTCTAAGGCTCTTTATCCTTAGCTCCTCTTAGTTTTCTAAGAGTATCGGACTATATCTTAACCCTCGGCTTTACGTTAGGGTTGTCAGCACTCGTGGATATTTCTGCATATAAAAAAGATACTATTTTAAGTATCTTTTTTACTTAGCTTACTCCATCTAGTCTCTACACGTTCCGTAAGTTTCCTTAACGGCTTCGCTCGGTATTAACATATCAGATAGTATATGTTCTATATTATTGAATTGTTTATAACTTATTCTTAGTAAATTTATTTTGTGTTTTAAGCAAAACTTAGTTTTAATATTATCATGAAGTTTGATATTTTCTAAATTATTTTTAAACACTAAAATTTCTTTAAAATGTTGTTCTCCATCGTATTCTATACATAAATTAAAACTTGGTATGTAAAAATCAAAAGGTAATTCTCTTTTATCTTTACAATCTTTAAATTTTTTTTGTGGTTCAAAGTGTATATTATTTTCTTCAAGAAAGTTTCTTATTTTTCTTTCTCCTTTCGACTCTATACAATAAGGGCAACCTCTAAATTTATTCAATATATTGTCTGGAGTTTTATAACATATTCTGCCACACTTTATATGTTTAAATCTTAGTGGTGTTTTCGCATCTATGTATTCATCTAATAATATAAATTCATCAGTGACTTTATTTAGTTGATTAATAAAGTCATTTGTTGTTTTTAAATTATTTGCAGGTTTATCTTTTTCAAAATAACCTCTTCCAGTACATTTATCACATTTTATTTTATTGCTGTTTTTTATACTATCAAAACTACTTTCAAATATTTCTCCACATTCGCATTCTACTAAAAGTTTTTCTTTGCAATTAGTATAAGCATCGCTTAATAATTTTAGACCTACATCATTACAGTATTGTTTTACATAATTTATATTGTAAGTTCTATTTTTATTAGCATTTTTTCTGCCACACACATTGCATTGCCTTTTATTCATATCTTTAAATTGTTTAAATGTAGTTTTAAAAATATTACCACATTCACATTTGAAATTCATATAAGTATTGTAGTTTTTATATTCCTTTTCCAGTAACTCACATTTGCTATTTTCTTTCACAAAATTATAAACATCTTCAAATTTATATCTCACCTTAACCACCTCTTAGTATTATTATACCACGTTACGAGGCGATTATGCTACTAATAAAACATTGCTATTTAACTTAGCCTTCACCGAATTCACTGACTTATTTTTTCTATAAGTTTCCTTATAGTGACCCAAATTTTTAGGTCCAGCTTCTCCACCAGCTAAAAGAGTATTATTTCTAGCTCCAAATATAGTTGGTTGTGTCATAATACCACCTTGTTTGTACCAACTGCAATTTGTTATCCTATAGGCTTTTTATCCTATAGTTCTTATAGTTTCCTATAAGTTCAGCATATATCATCACCTTTAACTTAATATTAAGGTGTCAACCACTCGTGGGAATCTTTTATTCTATACTTTTCCAATAAAAAAGCATAGGTTCAACTCCTATGCGTTACAGTGACTAAGACTTTTTAATTTCTTAGTTTACCTCGGTATTACCATATTTACAATACCACCTCTTTAATACCATTATATCGCAAAGGTGGAATAATGTAAACTTAGGCTTCACCGATTTTGGTTGATTCTAATAACTTATTTCTAAGCTACCGCGCCATAATTAACGCTAAAATGGGGTACACTTGGAGGATTTACACTAAGTTTTCCACTAATTGAAAAATGAGGTAGCTTTATTTTAGGGAAACTTAAGTGACAATTTGAGAAAAATCCTTTTATTTTACTAATGCCATTTGATACTACATTTTTAGCACTATTCATTACATTAGATATTGTATTTTTCACTGCATTAAATTTATTAGAAACTATACTTGTAATACCTCCACAAACGTTACTTACAGTAGACTTTATTCCATTCCAAATATTACTCATTATACTTTTAGCGCTATTCATTATATTAGATATAGTACTTTTAATTGAATTAAATTTATTTGATACAGTGCTTGATATACCGCTACATACATTACTTACAACACTTTTTATTCCATTCCAAACATTAGATACAACTGATCTAGCTGCATTTAATATCGTTGTAATAGTAGATTTAATACCATTAAATGCATTTGATACTACTGACTTAATTGCATTTAAAACTGTAGTAAATACTGCTTTTATTCCGTTCCAACCTGTTGTTACTACTGTCTTTATTGCAGTTATAATAGTAACTATTATTGTCTTATACATATCAAAATACATTTGTATAGCTGTTTGTATAGCACTTAATACTGTACTAAATACATTCTTAATTCCTTCCCACACATTAGATATAGTGTCTTTTACTGCATTCCAAACCTCTGTTGCTTTTGCTTTTACTGTGTCCCAATTTTGATACAGTAGTACACCAATAGCAACTAATGCTGTTATAACTCCTATTGCTATTAAAACTGGTGCACTTATTGCTCCAATAGCACCTGTTGCTGCAATTACTCCCGTCTTAACTGCTGCAAATACCCCGGTGAGAACACTCCACCCCGATGTAAATATTCCAGCTACAGATGAAACCATTCCTATAACTGTTGTTATTCCTACAAAAGCCGTTCCTAATGCTACTACAGCAGTTATTACCAGTTGCACAGGTTTAGGCATATTAGCAAAACTTTGTAATAATGTTGTTATTCCACTTGTTACTGCACTTATCGCAGGTTGTAAGTTTGTAAGTAATATTCTTTTCGTTCCTTCAAGTGCACTTCCTAAGTCATTATATTTGACTTTGTTCATTTCACCTAATTTGTCTCTAGAATTATCTATCTCTCCATTAAGATCTCCTAACGCAAATATAGCTTCTGCAGCATTATCTTCGTACATTGTTCCGAATATACCAACACCTACATTATATTGTTCTTGCTTATCCTTCATTTTGCTTAAACGCTCTATCATTTCCTGTGTGACTTGTTTAGCACTATCTCCACCTTTTGCATATTTTTCACGAAACTCATCAGCATTAAACCCTAACTTTTTTAAATAATCATCGGCTGAACCGTCCATAATTCTTATATTCATTTCTTTAAATGCATCACCTAAACTGTCTACACTAAATGCCCCTGTCTCTGCCCCATTTGCAAGAGCATTAAACATGTCCTCAGCTGAATATCCTGCATTAGCAAAAGAAGGAGAATATTCCGTAATTACATCAATTAAATCATCATTTTTATTAAGTCCGCTTTCTGCTCCCTGTGCTATAAGATTATATGCTTCATCTGCTGTAAGTCCAAACTTCTGCATTAATGCATCTGCTGCTTTTGTACTATCAGCTATGTCAATTTCATAAACATCACTTAAAAGATATGCATCTTCTGTACATTGTTTTAGCGCCTCTCCTGCTAAACCTGTGTTTTGATGTACCAATGCCATATTCTCGCCTATATCTGATAGTGATTCTCCAAAATTATCTGCATAAATTTCATTTATTATTCCTTCAAATTCGCCCATTTCATCGTTTGTAAGCCCTAATTGTGCTTGCAATTGATTAAGCGAACTTTGTCCTTCTAATCCAAATTCTTTTACACTGTCTGCTATTCCACTAAATGCATCTGTTAACTCGTCTACACCTTCTATAGCTAATGCATCTTCTAGTGCATTTCCAGCTTCTTGTGCTCCATCTGCAGCATCATTTAAACTGTTATCTAATTCATCAGCAGCACTACTAACTTCATGCAATCTATTTTGGTTTTCCCTTAAATCATTAGATAACTGTCCTATTCTACTTGCTAATTGCTGAGCTTCATTTGAACTTTGTCCTTGCTCTAATACTACATTTTTATATTCTTCTTTTAGTCTATTTAACTCTTGTTGTTGCTGATCTATTTCTGTAGTTAATCTAGATAATGAATTTGTATCATTTCCTAACTGTCCTATTTCTTGTCCAGCTTCTTGACTTGCACTTCTTAAATCATTAAGTCTTTGTGATGTTTGATTTATTTCATTTTGTATAGCTTGTTGTTGAGTTTGTGCTCTAAGTAACTCATTATTAAGATTTCTGTATTCATTGGAGTTTTCTCCAAGTATATTTTTCGCCTGTTCTAATGATTGATTTAATAATTCTACCTTTTGGCTTGATGCTGCATATTGTTGTTGTAATATATTTTGTCTTTGTTCTAATAGATTTATATCGTCTGAATTTCCTTTTAACTGAGTAGCATTTAATCTCAATTCATTCGAAAAAGTAGTCATATCTTTGCTTATATCTCTTATACCAGACCTAAAATCCGAAGTTACAGCTTTAAATTCTATTTGTGCCTGTGTTTTATTTGCCATTTATCTTCCCCTCCTTTCTAATTCTCTTTGTTTTACATAACTAATGTAGTTGTCATATGCTACTTTATTAGCAACTATACCTTCTAAAGAAGATATATCTATATTCCAAAATAAATCCTCGCTTATGCCCAAAATAAGGACATAGTAGGTATAATAATCCTCTATGTCCTCTAGTTTAAATTTAGGTATTTTTATTTTTTTTGCTCCTGTTATCTTCTTTGTTGCTTGGGTAAAGGCGCTCCTGAAATTTTTTTTTGCTTTGGATTAGCTAATTCATTAGCTAAGTTATTTATAAGTACAAAACTTTGTGGTATATTTTCCATAAATTCTTCTTTAGTCATTAAAGTATTATCATCTTGTTCTATATTAGCGCATAAATATGCTGTATATAAAATCGTGATTGAACTAAAGGTCGCATCTTTATCTTCTTTTACATATATATTATTGTATTCTTCATATTCTTTTTTTCTTTTATTCTTTAGCTGCAATAATCTAGCAAAATTTAGAGTTAATTTTATAACTTCTCCATTTTCTAATGTTAATTCTTTAAATGTACATTTCATTTTTTATACCTCTATGCTTTTTTTATTAATTCAAAATTAAATGAAGTTAACCATTTAGTCGCAATTTCAGAACCAGAAGCCAATTCACTTGCCATACATTCATATTTTCCAAAGCCTTGATCATCTGGAGATACTGCAATCGTCATTTCAATTTCTGCCACTTCATCAGAACCATTTTCTATTTTTTTACTTGTTCCTGAATTTATAACACAATTTGGATATGCTAAATACTTTTCTATTCCATCTTCATCTAACACTTTAGCAACCCATGTAAATTCTGGATGGATACTATCTTTACCATATCCATATACACCTTCTGCAAGTTTATCTGTGAATATCATTCCATATACTTTCACATACAAACTCCATAGCATATGCATACTTACAGTTAATGTTCCTGTTCCAGTTCCTCTAGTTCTAGATTTTATTACTACACCTTCACATTTTTTTGTTACTGTTCTTACATCCATCTCTTCAGTTAAAGATCCTACGCAACCAACTTTTGTTGTTGCTATTTCATTTTCGCCATTAAATTTAATAGCACTTTCTTTTATTTCATAATCTGAGTACACTTTAACATAACTAGCCATTATATATTCAAACCTCCTAACTTATCTAGAATGTCATTTACGACATTATCTTTTACTTTTTTAACTCCTTCTTCCATGAATGGCTTTTCACTTTTCCCTTGGCTTGTCCCACTGGCTGTCATCGGGAATACTAAGTAATTATATTTTTGTTTTGTTGTAATTCTTATTCCTAAGTTGAAATTTTTATTTGTTAATGAATCTGCATCTCTTGCATGCTTTTTATTCCTATCAGATACAGGTATACAATTATGTATAGAGTTTATTAACTTGTCTTTTCCTTCTCCATGTATGTATTTATTTATTACGTCCTCAGCTTTATCTTCATAATTTCCTATAGCTTGTTGTATTTTCTGTACGTCTTCATACTCTAATGAAAAATTTATCCCTGCCATTATAATTCACAACCTTTTTTAGCTTTTGTAAATTCTATTGTGCAAATTTCAACTACTCTATCAGTATTATTTTTTGTTGTATAATTAAATACAATTTCTGTATCAGCTAATTTTAATTTTGTATCTTTTGTTACTTGTTTTATTATTTTAAATTCAAAATCTTCTTCTATATAATTTTCACAAATAAAATGTACCTGATAATATTTGTTATAATCCATTCTATTTGTTCCTGATCTAGATGTTCTACTTTTATTAAAGACAAAATAATTCCAATCATCATTTGGTTTTGCCAGTGAACGTCCATAATAAGCTTTATATCCTAATTTTTCTAATGCTTGTTTTATGTCATTAAGCAATTTCTCTCACCTCTTCCAAATAGAAGTAAATTTCTTGCTTTTCTCTATCTATATCAAAGTACACAATATCGTAAAGAATATTTTTTATAACAACCTTATCATAGTTAGATATATTTTTATAAAACCTTGTTTTTATTTTCAAACTTAAGGATCTATTTCTAGCTTCTGCAAAATCTAAATCTTGTTGCCTTTTACTGCACTCTTTATATGCTAATTTAACTATAAATTCCAAATCGTCAATAGATTTTATATTCTCCCTAGCTCCGAAATCACTTTCTTTGTTTTTTTCTTTATAAATCCTTATATAACCATCATTATAATTAATTGCTTTCATTTTTCATTTTTTCCACCTCATACTTTTGTCTTAGCTGCATAATGTTGTTAAAATAATTATCGTCAAATTCATTTTCACAGTTATTCCATGCATACATGCAATAATTAAGTAATAAATTTCTTTCCATACCCTCAGAATAATCTACATCTGCTCCTAATTTATAATCTAAAGTGGATACAGCATCTTTTAAAATTGTTTGTAGACGATTTTCTGTTTCTTCCTCTGTCCATGTAATATTTAATTTTTCTTTTAATATTTGAAGTAAATCCATATTTTCCTCCAATAAAATAAGGACTAGAAATTCTAGCCCTTATTTTCTATTTTAAGATTCTGCTTTTGTATTAACAGTACCATTTACTGTACTTTCTACACTACCATTTACCTTAGTATATACATAAGCTTCTTCTAAGTTAGTTATATCTAAGAATAATGCTACTGTATCATCGTTTGCTTTTCCAGCACCATAAGTTTTTATTTTATAATATCTTAAATCTTCTAAGAATTTATAATCATCTGAGTAAGTTATTATACCTTCTTTAGCTCCACCTATTGCCATGAAATATTCAGCAGGTAAACATAATATGGCAGTATTATCAGCTAATTCATTAGAAACAACTGTTTCAGTAGGAAATGGGAATACATTTTGTGCAAATGTTCCATTAACAGTTAATACTGTAGATGCTGGCATAACCTTTGTTAGATAATCAGTTTGATTACATATAAATAAAACTGAACTAAATTTTCTAGTTCTTCCTCCATGTACTTTACCAGCACTATCTGTCCATTTCTCTGTTTTAGATAATTTTGCTAATACTGCTCCATATTCCTTAGGCATAAATGATGTTAAAGCTACTTTAGTTTTGTCTGGATAAACTCCACCTGTTACTGTTACATCATGAGACACATTTTTACATAATCCTACCGGTTGGTTTTTACCAGTACCTGCAACTATAGCTTTTTCTAATCCACATAATAAAGCATCTTTTAATACAGTTCTTATGTAAGAATCTAAGAAAGTTGGACCTAAATCTAACATATCTAATGGAATTGCAGCAAATGCACTTAATTTATTTTGAGTTATATCAACAATTTTAAATGCAGATGTTATTTCTTTAGTTATTGTAGAGTTTAATTCACCCCACACTGCTGTATCTATTGTATGATCATTTAATATCCATTTAGTCAGATATTTACAATAAGTAAAATTAATTTTATCTAATAAAGGATGTTCTTCAACTAACTCTCTAAATACATCTTCTATTATTGTTTCAGGCATAATTCCATCTGGTGTTCCTGGTAAAGCAGCAAATGCTTGTTGTGGGTTTGCAGATTTACTTGCTTCAATAAATTTCTTATAGTAATTTTCTTCTGCTGTCGTTAATTGTCTGTATCCTCTTTGAGCTAATATAGATTTATCTTGTGTTATTTGATATTCCAAAAAGTCAGCTTTTATATCATCAACTACAGACTCTTGAAATTCTACCCATGCTTGTTTTATTTCTTCTTCATTCCCTCCAGCTAATGCAGCTTGCATTTTAGATGCAACTTCTTGTTGTTTTAATTTCTTATTTCCTAATATTGACATTTCATTTCCTCCTAATTATTCAAATTTTTTATTACATTAAAAAAAGAATCTATTTTAGATTCCTTTGGTTCCTTATCGTCATCATCATCGTTGTTATTATCATTATTATCATCATTATTGTCATTATCATTATCGTCATTGTTATCATCGTTATTGTCGTCATTATCGCCATCTTTATTATCGTCATCATCTTTTTTAGCATTTAATATAAGCTTCATTAATGATTTTTTTACAGATTGACTAACTTCTTCAGCTTCTTTTTCATTTACAATAGCTGTTGAAAATCCCATTTCTAATGCTTCCTGTGGTGTTATCCAAGTTTCATTATCAAGCATCTGTTTTAACTCTTCTTCTGTTATATTTACTTCTTGCATATAAGCATTAATACTGGCCTGAGTTATTTTATCTAAATCATCTGCTTGTTTTCTTAGTTCATTTGCATTTCCACTTGTCCAACTCCATGCATTATGTATCATTAATAATGATGCTGTAGACATTACTCTTTCATCTCCTGCCATAAATACAACTGAAGCAGCACTACATGCAAATCCATCACATACAGTTTTTACTGTTGCTTTATGTCTTTTTAGTTGGTTGTATATTGCTAATCCTTCTTTAACTTCACCACCATAACTATTTATATAGACATTTATTTTATCACAGTCTAATCCTTCAATTTGTTTAGATAATGTATAACTTGATATCTCTCCTTCAAACCAATCCCACGATGTTATATCTCCATAAATTTGAATATCGACTTCATTATTATTTTGAGTCAGTTGAAAATATTTTTTACTTTTCATTTTATTCACCTCCTTTATTTGTCACCTATTAGTCTATTTTCTGCTGTATCATAGTTCTTCGTTATAAAATGTTGTTGACTAAACTTAGTATTAAGTTTATCAAATCCTATTATTTCTCTTACTTCATCAATACAGCAGGTTCCAGATGCTATAAGTTTATCTGCTTTTTCTGCTACATCTAAAATATCAATGTGATTAATTGTAGATGTATCTACCTTAACATAATTTCCTTTTGACCACTCTAAATATCCAGGATATGTTTTTCTTGTAATTTCTTCTGATAGCATTTCTGCTATTGGATCTATGCAAAATGTAAGAAATACTTTTACTATTTCATTCATATTTGTAATATTACCTAGCATTAAACTCACTGGTATTTGAAAAGCCTGTGCTACTATTTCAAACATTTCTTTTCTAAGATTTCTAAAATCAGAACTATCTTTATTTGTTGTTGGTGAAACGTCTTGCAAATCATATCCTTTAAATTGTAAATATACAGAATCTTCATTTTGCATAAAACTTTTAAGTTGTTTTTTTATAACCTCTTCATAATTTTCTTGAAAAGATTTATCTCCAGCTTTAATATTTTCAAATATCATTTTATATTTTGTTCCATTTGACTTCTTATAATTTTTGGCAGCATAACTCATTAATTCTCCATACTGTTCATATAATCCGTCAATTAAATTTTTTATATTTGTATTATTAAGCTGCAATCGTAGTACTTCATCACTTTTAAAAATTTTATTTAACTGTAAATTTCCAATTGAAATTCCTTTATATAAATTGCCTTTGATTGGATATTCATCTACTACATAACTATCTGCACAATATAAATTATTAGGAGTAGCTTCTACTAATAAACTTTCTTTATTATATACCATTTTTTCAATAGCTTTATGTAATAGCTGACTGCTATTTTCATTTACATTAGGGGATATATTGTATGTATAGTATATGTCATTTCTAACTTCTTTGTTATTTTCATATATTTTTATTTCACATTTGCTTAATGCATTAGCAATATATGTTATAGCTGTCTGTATTGCTAATTCTTTATAATATATTTCCTGTACTTTTTCTTCTATTACACTTTCTATTATTTCCCCATTTTCATCTTTAGCATTTCCTAGAAAGTCTTTAAACCATGTTTTTATGCTCACAATTTTCTCACCTCCTTTTAGAATACTAATGGTGACATAAAGAATAATTCTGAATTATCCTCATCCTCTAATGTATCTTGTGCTGCAATCATAGCATGAGCAAAAGCCATAAATCCATCTGTTTTTCTGCTTTTAGGCTCTATCTTATCATATACATAGTTTCCTAAAGTCTTATCAGTTAACTTTGTATTATTTGTAAACCACCTCATTAGAGGATTATCTCCCCATACAATTTGATGATTATTAAATAAACTATCTATTACTGGTACAATCTTCATAATGTCACTTGGCCTAATTATTTTAACCTGTTCTTTGTCAGATGCATCTATTCCAATATTCTTTATAGATTTACTTAGTAATGCAAGTCTAAAATTATCTACTCCTAATTTTAAAAAATTATACTTAATTAATTGCTCTTGTATCCATTCTGTAGCCATATCTGGGTTAATTTCAATATCATCTATGATTGTTAATAGCCCTTGACTTGCCCATTGTTCTAAAGGTGCTTTTATCCTATCTTTGTCTCTAGAATTAGTGCAAAACCAGCTATGAGTTATCCAATAGTATACTCCACCTTTTAAAAAAAGTAATCCTGCACTCATCATGTCATTAACTTTTGTGTAATCTATTCCTATAGTGCAACTTGCACCTTCTAAGTTAGGTATTTCTTTATTTGTTGCTAATATATTTTCCCATGTAGTAACTTCTATGTCTTTACTTCCTTTTGGGATATTCATTCTTTTAGTCATAAATGCACTATTTACATAAGGATTTATCTTATAATCTTCATATTCTTTCTTCATTTGTTCCATAAGAGAAGGTCTATAAGGTAAACTAGGATTAGCCTTTGCCCAATTATTAGAATCATGAACCTCTTCTTCATCATCTAATCTACAAATAAAAGGTAAAAATCCATTATCTTCAACCTCTCCATTTAAGATTAACATTGCTTTTTCTAATAAATTATCTAATGGCCCATCTCTTACATCTCCGTTAGTTGTTATATATGTTCGTCTTGGATGGTCTTTTTTCCCTAGTCCTGTAGTAAATACATTTATATTTTCCCAATTTTGATAAGCATGTATCTCATCAAAGTCAACTTTACCACTTCTTAATCCATCTTTTCCTTTTGGATTATTAGTCCTGAATTTAATTTTGCTTTTAGTCTTAAGATTTATAATTTCTTCTTTATTCCAGTAAAAATTTTTCTTCATTTTTTTTGTTAGCTTAGGATCTTCTAATATATTATAAATATCCATAAAAGTAGTTTTTGCTTGGTCCTCACTATTTGCTGATATATCTATGTCATAATTCTTTATCCCATTTGTTTGAGTAACTAGACAAAAATCCTCATATGCTAAATAAGCATTTTTACCTGAGCCACGGCCAACTAAAATAAATAAATCTGCAAATCTTGGCAACCCATTTTCTTTAAATACACAATTATGTAATACAAAGCAAAATCGTTCCCATGGAAATAAATCAAAAGGGAAATATTTCTGATATGAAAAATATTTTTCTACTTTTTCATCATCTATAATAAGATTTTCTGTCTCAAATATATTTTTTATGAATTTCGATAACAACTTTTGTTCTTTACAAACAGGAATTATATCATTATCTACAATATCTAAATATTCTTGTATATGTTTGTTATAATTCATCGTCATCATCTTCTTCTAACTTAGGTACTATCAACTTGCATCTACTGCTTATAGTTAATCCTAAGTCTCTGGCACTACTTTGACATTGTTTAAATACTTTGTCTTGCATATTTTGCATTTTATTTATATCATCAATATCAATTTCCTCTTCTTCTTTTTTATGTTTTTTTATCATAGTTGTTAATGTCTTTGTATATTCAATATATAATCTCCTTGCTATTATATATCGTGCTAAACAATCTTCATCTAATTCTGTCATTATTCCTACCGATAAAAGTTTTTCTGATATTTGTTCAAATGTCTTTTTTTCTGCAGCTGTTAAATAAGTTGGTGGTTTTATGTTTTTCAAATTTA